CGTGTATTTCAGTGGGGTTGGGCACCAGTTGGTGGCGCTTCACAGTTTGATGCAGTACTTACACCTAATTACCTTGTTGCCATCGCGTCTGTTGGCACTGTTACAATCACAACTTAGAGAACTACCATGACAGGCAAAATTAAAACAGAACCTACTCCTAAAGTAGCAGGCTATCCACAGACAGGCATTAAAACGTCTGGTGTTAAAACTCGTGGAAACGGCGCTGCAACGAAAGGTAAAATCGCACGCGGACCGATGGCATAAGCTATGACTTACGCAGAACTGGCAGCAGCAATTCAAGACTATGTAGAGAACACGTTTTCTACTGCGCAAGTTAACCTCTTTATCCAAGAGGCGGAGCAGCGTATTTACAATTCAATACAGCTTCCAGACCTGCGTAAAAACGTCACGGGTATAGTTACCCTACACAATAAATACCTGCAATGCCCCAATGATTTTTTGTCAGCGTATTCTATTGCGGTTATTGACCCTACATCCGGTGAGTACACCTACCTTTTAAACAAAGACGTTAACTTCATTCGCGAAGCTTACCCAAGCCCAACAAGTTATGGGACGCCTAAGTATTATGCTATCTTTGGACCGCAGTCTAATGATATAAACGAATTGACGTTTATCTTAGGGCCTACACCTGATGTGCAGTATGAAACAGAGCTTCACTACTTCTACTACCCGCCTTCTATTACAAGTGAAGAGTCTGGCGGTAATACATGGTTAGGTGAAAACTTTGACTCTGCGTTGCTATACGGTTCTATATTAGAAGCGTATACGTATTTAAAAGGTGATGCAGATATTATGACAAACTACCGTCAACGCTACGAAGAAGCTATGAACTTACTCAATACATTAGCTACGGGCAAAGACAGAGGCGATGCGTACCGTAACGGTCAAGCAAGGATACCTGTTAGATGATAGTACAAGGCCAAACAACTAGCTTTAAAGAAGAGCTTTACGAGGCTATCCATAATTTCACTACGGATACGTTTAAAATTGCTTTGTACACCGCTAACGCTACGCTGAATCAAGATACCACTGCTTACACTGCTACAGGTGAGATTACGGGCACTGGATATACAGCAGGCGGTAAGTCTTTAGTTAATCCTATAGTCAGTTCAGCAAGTGGTGTTGCGTATATTAGCTTTGATAATATTTCGTGGACTTCAGCAAGTTTCACAGTACGTGGCGCGTTGATATATAATAGCTCTCAAGACGATAAGTCTGTCGCTGTACTGGACTTTGGTAGTGATAAGGTAACTACTTCAACTTTTACAATAACTTTTCCAGCGAACACAAGCACTTCAGCTATTATTCGCTCATCCAATTAGGTAAACAATATGCACACAGAAAAAGTAGATGCACAAGATTTAGTAGGCGCAAGTGCCCTTCTTGGTGCTGGATTAAGCGAGCAACTTTCAGTTATAGGTCGATATGATGTTAAATGCCTTGATGCTGATGGTAATTTAAAGTGGGAAGACTCAATTGAGAATCTCGTTGTTAACGTAGGTAAAGCTAATTTGCTCGGCGTGTATCTTGGTGCATTAACGCAAACAACACAATGGTATATGGGCCTCGTTTCAAAAGTAGGGTCTTTTGTGCCTGTCTATTCTTCAACAGATACACTAGCCTCTCACGGCGATGGCATAACTACAGGGTGGGCTGAGAGCACGGCTTATTCAGGTTCAAACCGTCTAGCAGTTACTTTTGGTACAGCTACCGCATCTGGAGGCGGCGCAGGAACTGCGGGCACAGGAACTATTACAAACCCTTCTGCGGTATCATTTACTATCAATGCAACAACGACCATTGCAGGAGCTTTACTGTGTCAAACTCAAACACGAGCTACAACCACAGGGATTTTATATTCTGCTGGTAGTTTTGCAACTGCACGAGACGTTATTTCAGGCGACCAATTGCTTGTAACATATACTGCTCAATCATAGGACAGTCTTGTGGCTGGCGGTTGGGGTAGTGGAACTTGGGGGCAAGCTGGATGGGGTGACTCAGTCTATGAGGATACTCTTACTGAAACTATAGATGCAACGGATTCTGTAGCAGGGGGTATCCCCTATTCAGAAAGTGTAACTGAATCTGTAAGCGCAATAGAATCTCAAACGGTCAGTATATCTGTATCTACAAGCTTAACTGAATCTATATCCGCAACAGATAGTCAACTTGCTATATTAAACGCTGTAAGTGATTTAACTGAATCAGTATCCACAACAGATTCTCAAGTAGAGGTGTTAGGGGCTGTAGGGAGTATCACCGAATCGGTTCTAGTTACAGATACACAGTTAGCAGTTTTGTCGGCAGTTGGAAGTGTAGTTGAAGTAATAAATGCAACAGACTCACAATCTACTATATTAAACGCTGTAGGAAGCTTAACTGAATCTATAATTGTATTAGACTCTGTATCTGCGGCAGGGAGTTTTACAGTAACCATTACTGAATCCGTAATAGCACTCGATACAGTTACAGGACGCTTACGTTGGGAGATTATAGATGATACACAAACTGCTAACTGGGCACCGATTACTACAACACAAGACGCAATTTGGACACCCATTAACACATTAGGTTAAAAACATGACAACCGCATATACATCACTTTTAGGATTAGCTCTCCCCGTTGACGGGGAGCTTACTGGTACTTGGGGGCAGGTAGTTAATAACTATATTACTACTTATTTAGACGGCGCCATTGCAGGGACACAAATTATTAGTGGTTCTCAAACAGCCGTTACATTAAGTAAAACAACGGGTACCACTTTAATTCAAGTTGGGTCAGGAGCTACAGGCTCTTCACAATACCAAGTTATTAAATGTTCAGGTGCCCCTGCAAGCCTGTTGACTGTTACAGTCCCCTCAGCGGAAAAAACATACCTAGTTATCAATGCAACATCTACATCTCAATCAGTTAAAATCGTAGGTGCTTCGGGTACGGGTGTAACTATTACTTCAGGTAAGACATCTATTGTTGCTTGGAATGGGTCAGACTTTGTTGAGATTTCACCTAGCACAGCGACAACAGCTACCACAGCGACAACAGCTACCAATTTAGCCTCTGGTAGTGCGGGAACAATCCCTTATCAATCAGCCTCAGGTACAACTGCTATGTTGGCTGCAGGTACAGCTACCTATGTTTTAACTGCTAATGGCGCTGCACCACCTAGTTGGCAGCCTCCATCCACTTCTGGCGGTACAGTCACTTCAGTTGCGGCTTTAACATTAGGTACTACTGGTACAGACGTTTCATCATCAGTTGCAAATAGTACAACAACCCCTGTAATTACGTTAAATATCCCAACAGCAAGTGCATCAAATAGAGGTGCATTAAGCTCAACAGACTGGACTACATTTAATGGTAAGCTGTCTACCACTGGCGGTACGATGACGGGTGCAATTACGTTTGCGGCTGGGCAATCTTTTACGGGTACAGTATCAACAGGCAAATCCATTGCAATGGCAATGATTTTTGGATTTTAAGGAATATATAAAATGGCAAACCCAAATATAGTAGCAGTAACCACAATTTATGGTGTCACCACTTACTACACCCCTTCTGGCACAACGGCAGTTGTGTTATTAACAAACGCAGCGTCTTCTGGAACAGTCATGAAAATTAATCAGATTGTTGCAGCTAATGTCAATGGCTCTTCGGCTGTGAACGCAACGGTGTCTATATACACTAATGGTGCTGTGGCTCAAGGCTCTGCGCCTTCTGGTGGTACAGCGTACCCAGTTGTAAGTACAGTATCTGTACCTGCTAACGCATCGCTAATTGTAACGGATAAATCAACAGCTATTTATCTGCAAGAAGGAACGTGCATTTCAGTAACTTCTGGTACAGCAAGTGGGATTACCTATTCTGTTTCTTATGAGTTGATTTCTTCTTAATTGGGGTGAACTATGAGTAGACGATATATTGGCGCAGTAATCAGCGCAACCTCTCCAACAATAACAGCTCCAGTCGGTGGTGAAGGTGGAACTGCGTCTGGCTCATGGACACTTCAATCCCAGTTTCAAAACGCTAGTGTGTGGCCTTTGCCAACATTGCCAAAAGAATTTTGGAATTGGGGTAGAAATGAAACTGGAAACCTAGGCTTAGGAAATACAACAGGTTATTCATCTCCAAAACAGGTCGGTGTTTTAACTACTTGGTCTAGTAATAGCACCACTAATGGTAATGCCGCTGATGTTGCAACAGCTTCTATTAAAACCGACGGTACCCTTTGGATGTGGGGTTATAATGGTCAAGGTCAGTTAGGTTTAGGTAATGTGACTAATTATTCTTCTCCTAAACAAGTAGGTTCATCAACTGATTGGCAGTATATTAGTTTAGGTATTTACTCTGCGGTTGCTATTAAAACTAATGGTACATTATGGACTTGGGGGAATAATGGCTCTGGTCAGTTAGGTTTAGGTAATGTGACTAATTATTCTTCTCCTAAACAAGTAGGTGCTTTAACTAATTGGCTTTCAATTTCTTCTGGTTCTCAGTATGTACTTGCTGTAAAAACTAATGGTACATTATGGGTATGGGGTAATAACAATCTAGGGCAATTAGGTTTAGGAAACACTACTAATTATTCATCCCCTAAACAAGTTGGTGCGTTGACTACTTGGGCATTAATAAGTCCGTCCAAAACAACATCCTCTGTTTCAGCAATTAAAACTGATGGTACATTATGGACGTGGGGAGCTAACGGCTCTGGTCAGTTAGGTTTAGGTAATGTGACTGATTATTCTTCTCCTAAACAAGTAGGTGCTTTGACTAATTGGGCATCAGTAGCAACAGGTCGATTAAATTGCGCGTCAGTTAAGACTAATGGAACATTATGGACTTGGGGAGTTAATGATAAAGGGCAATTGGGCTTAGGAAACACCTCTTATTATTCATCCCCTAAACAAGTTGGTGCGTTAACTACATGGTCAAAAGTTTCTGCTGGGTATCAACACGTATTAGCAATTAAAACTGATAAATATTTATGGGGATGGGGTTTAAATAATGCAGGTCAACTAGGTTTAGGAAATACAACATACGCTTTTAGCTCACCTAATCAAGTAGGCGCATTAACTAGTTGGTTGGCTATATCTTGCGCTAGATATTCTTCATTAGCACTCAAATCATAACTATGAAAAAAACATTACATTTTTTATCGGGGATTCCTCGTAGCGGTTCAACGGTATTGGCGGCTATTTTAAACCAGAATCCACAAACTCATGTCAGTACCACATCTGGGTTAGTACACGCTTTAGATGGTCTTGCAAACACATGGCACAGCGCAGGTCTTCTTAACGAGAATGACCCAGATAGAAAACGCCTTGCACAAACTATGCGTGGCGTAATTGATGCGTTTTATGATGATACAGATAAACCTGTGGTAATTGATAAAGGACGTGGGTGGCCTATTCCGACCATTATGAGCGCAATGTCACAGGTGCTTGACCACGAACCTAAAATTATTGCAACGGTGCGTAGCGTACCCGACTGTATGGCTTCTTTTGTTCGTGTTGCAAAACCAGAAAACTTAGATGATTTCATGGCGACAGGTCAGTTATCTGACCACTTAAAAGCGGCTTATATTTCGCTACAGGAAGGCTATCATTTTGCACCAGAGTGTTTTTTATTTGTTGAGTACGAGGATTTGCTGTCAAATCCAAAAGAGCAACTAAAACGCATTCACGATTTTCTTGGTTTAGATTCTTTTGATTATGACTTATCTAATATTGACGGCAGCACAGTCAGCGAAGATGACGAGAACTTGCACGGATATGAGGGTATGCACGATGTTAAGCCTAAACTTGAACGTCAGCATAGTGACAATCCAAAAGACGTTTTAAAGCATCATTACAGCGCATTTTGCCAGCCAGAGTTTTGGCTTGATGTCCCTCGCACATTCCCAGAGTTACATGACCTCGATTTGCAACTAGCTGCGGCTACGACGGGTAATTTTGAAGAAGGTTGGCGTATTACTCAAAAATTAGAAAGAGATGAACCTACAAATCATCGCGCGGCTTATAACAGCGGTTGGTACTATTTGCGTCAAGGTATGATTCAAAAAGGCTATCAGCTAATGGATAGAGGGCGTATTGTGGGGGTATTTGGTAATCGTCATCCAGAAACCCAAGCTCCACAATGGGACGGCAAAACTAAAGGCACGATACTGCTTTATCTTGAAGGCGGACTTGGCGACCAAATACATCAAATTCGTTTTGCTAAAAACATTGCAGATTTAGGAAACCGTGTAGTTATTTCATGCACTGGCTCACTTGTACCGTTAATGAATGAAATTGCTGGCGTATCTGCTGTTGTGCAACATGGCGCGGAGTATGGTGTTTATCACGATGCGTGGGTGGCTGGAATGTCGGCTGTTGTACCACTTGGTTTTGAGCTTTCTGATATTTCTGGTAAATCGTATATTGAAAAAGCAAACGTAATTCGTGGACACAAACTTCGTATTGGTGTGCGTTGGTCGGGTAATAAAGCCTTTGAAGACCAGCACCACAAGTTATTCCCGCATGAGTTATTATTTAAAGCATTGCAAGATAGCGATGTAAATGCTGAGTTTGTATCACTTCAGCGTGATGAGGGTGAGGAGTTTCGTCCAGCTTGGATTAAAGCAGTTAATTTAGATTCATGGCATGATACACGCAGCGCGGTATCTAGTTGTGACCTTGTGATTAGCTCATGTACATCTGTGAGTCATCTTGCAGCGGCTATGGGTATTGAAACATGGGTAATTACGCCTGTGATGCCTTATTTTCTTTATGCGATGGAAGGTGATAAAACACCTTATTACAATTCAATGCGTCTTATTCGCCAAGAAACCTATGGTGATTGGACTGCGCCTTTAAGCAATGTTTGCAATCTGTTGAAGGAAAAGTATGGCAACTAAATATGTTGGCGGGATAATTTCTAAAACCGCTCCTACGGTAACACCTCCTGTGGGTGGAGAAGGCGGCTCGGCTTCTGGTGTTTGGACAATGGAACAAGCTCTACCTTACATTAGAGCGGGGACGTGGCCACAACCTGTCACGCTTAAAGGCTTATGGGCGTGGGGTAAAAATGATTTTGGTATGTTAGGTTTAGGAAATACAACCTATTTCTCATCTCCAAAACAAGTTGGGGCATTAACTGATTGGTTATCTATTTCGACTTGTTATGTTATTTCAGCAGCAGTAAAAACCAATGGTACACTTTGGACATGGGGTAGAAATCAAGTTGGTCAGCTTGGTTTAGGGAATCTAACTAATTATTCTTCACCTAAGCAAGTTGGTGCTTTAACTAATTGGTTATCTGTATCTTGCGGGTATTATAATACGCTTGCAATAAAAGCAAATGGAACAATATGGTCTTGGGGTAGAAATAACGCTGGTCAATTAGGTCTTGGAAATACAACAAACTATTCATCTCCTAAACAAATAGGCGCGTTGGCTGACTGGGCCAGTGTTTATATGTTTGCCAGCTCTGCATTAGCGGTTAAATCTAATGGTACATTGTGGGCGTGGGGTGTCAACAATCAAGGTCAATTAGGGCTAGGTAATACCGTTTCTTATTCCTCACCTAAGCAAGTAGGGTTATTAACAGATTGGAGAGTATTATCACCAACACTAAATAGTCAAGGTATTTCGGCAGTTAAAACTAACGGTACACTTTGGACATGGGGACAAAACTCGCAAGGTCAACTTGGATTAGGTAACACAGCAGTTTATTCATCTCCTAAACAAGTCGGCTCATTAACTACATGGGATAATGTATCGTCTTCAAACAACTCTGCATTAGCGGTTAAAACTAATGGTACATTGTGGGGATGGGGTATTAACGCAAATGGTCAATTAGGTTTAGGAAATACAACATACGCTTTTAGCTCACCTGTTCAAGTTGGAGCTTTAACAGATTGGTTATCTATTTGCTGTAGTGCTTATGCTTCAATAGGAATCAAAACAAACGGCACTTTATGGGCTTGGGGGAGGAATTTGCAAGGTCAACTTGGATTAGGTAACACAACAGCTTATTCATCTCCTAAACAAGTCGGCTCATTAACTACTTGGAAAAAAGTATCTGCTGAGAAGGCAGTATTAGCACTCAAATCATAAACAGGAAAAAAACAATGACATTACATATTAAATTAGACGATAACAACAACGTACTGCAAGTATGGGACACACCTCCACCAGAAGGTGAAGCAGGATGGCATGATGCTATTGAAGTACGTCCAGTATTAGTTCCACATCGTCAAGGTTACACAGAGCATCGTTTTGATTTAACTAAACGCCCAATTGAAATTATTTGGGATACTTATGAAATCTCAGTTGAAGACCGTAAATCAAGCATGATTTCACAGGAAAAATCAAAGTTTCAGCAAGTGGTACAACAACAAGCACAATTACAAATCAACGACAATCCCGCAGAACAGTACGAACCGACAGTTGTTGAAGATGCTAAAACTGCACTAATACTAAAAACTACAGCTATTGAAGCTGCAACAACACACGATGAGTTAGACGCTTTACTATGAAAATCCTTATAATGGGACTTGCTGGGAGTGGGAAAACCACTCTTGGCAAAGCTCTAGCACATAGACTAAACGCAGTGCATTTTAATGCGGATGCTGTACGTCAAAATATCAGTAGAGATTTAGGGTTTTCCCACGCAGACCGAATTCAGCAGGCTATACGCATGAAGTTTTTATGCGACTGTGTATGTAAAGCAGGTTATTATGCGATTGCAGATTTTATATGCCCGACAGAAGAAACACGCGATGCGTTTAATGCGGATTTCACTATTTTTGTAGACCGAAATAAAACGTGCCGGTACGAAGATACCAACGCTATTTTTATACCACCCACCGACGCAGATGTTATTATTGCAAATGGTATGACAATTGATGAAGAAATTGAACTTATTATGAAGGTAATTAACAATGAACAAATTACTTAAAGCATGGAAATCCTTCAATTCATAACAGATGTTGGGTTTCCTATTGGTTCATCCTGTCTTGGGATGTACTTTGTATTTCTGACGCTAAAGTTTCTGCTTGATAGTGTGCTTGAAAAGATTAAAAGCCTTATCGGTATTATCAAGCAACTTGATAAACGAGTGACGGGGATGTCAAACGACATCCTCAATATCGACAGTTTAGTGTCGCAGGCACTCGAAATACCACCAGAAAAACCAATCAAGAAGGTAGAATGATGGACGCTGAAGCAATTGCAAAATATATCAATGTGTATGGCTTTCCTATCGTAGCGGCTGGGGGTATGGGGTACATCGTGTACTTTGTTTGGATTTGGGTAACCACAATAGTTAAGCCGATTCTGCAAGAAGCTACTGATGCGTTAATTGAGTTAATTGACCAGATTCGTGTGCTAGATAATGATATGATACGCCTAAGTCAAAAGCTCACTACCATACTACTAATGAGAGGGAAGAAATGAAAATTGGTGTTGAAGGGTTAAAGTTAATTAAAGAGTTTGAAGGGTGCAAACTAATCTCTTATAAATGCCCAGCAGGTGTTTGGACTATTGGTATTGGCTCAACGCGCTATGCAGACGGTAGCCCCGTAAAAGCAAACCAAGCTCTCCCAAATGAAGGAGCGGCATTAATGCTACTTACTAAAACAGTAGCCGCCTACGAGCACACAGTAAATACGGTAGGTGTTGAGCTTACACAGAATGAGTATGACGCTTTAGTTTCTTTATGCTATAACATCGGCAGTGGGAACTTCGTTTCTTCAACGCTTGTCAAGATGCTTAAAGCGGGTGAGCCTAAATCAGAAGTAGCGAAGCAATTCCTACGCTGGGATAAAGCAGGCGGCAAACCACTTGCAGGCTTAACAAGACGTAGAAACGCTGAAGCTGAGTTGTTTTTAAAACAGGACTAAGTAATGCTTAAAAAACTCGTAGTGAAGTCAGGCGTTAACCGCGAAAATTCCCGCTACTATACAGAAGGTGGATGGTATGACTGCAACAAAATTCGGTTTCGTCAAGGCACACCTCAGAAAATAGGTGGTTGGAATAGAATCTCTTCATCTACATTTGAAGGGGTATGTCGTTCACTATGGGCATGGGAAACGCTTGGGCAAGTTACGCTTATAGGTGTTGGAACAAATTCAAAGTTTTACATCTCTCGTGGTGGTAATTACTATGACATCACGCCTATACGCACAGCTACTAACTTAACCACCCCTTTTGCAGCTTCTAATGGGTCAGCTGTTATTACGGTTACAGCACCTTCTCATGGCTGTGCTAACGGTGATTACGTAACTTATAACGGTGCAACTGCTTTAGGTGGAGGCGGCAATATTACCGCAGCAGTCCTCAATACTGAGCACAAGATTACATATATTAATGCTAATTCATACTCGTTTGTAGCTAGTGCAACGGCTAACAGTTCAGATACTGGGAATGGGGGAACACCTCGGGCTGTCTATCAGATATCTGGAGGACCAGAGTATCAAACTCCTACTAGCGGCTGGGGTGCAGGTGCTTGGAGTAGTGGCTCTTGGAGTACAGGGCAGTCATCATCTGACTCACTTCGTTTATGGTCTCAGAGTAATTATGGGCAAGACTTAATTTTTGGTCCTCGTACGGGTGCGATGTATTACTATTATGCAGACAGGGGACTTGCAAGCATTTCTGCAACAATTACGATAGCCAACCCAGCTCAAATAACTTCTACAGACATATACACTGAAGGCGCACCCATTGTATTTGAAACTACAGGCGCTCTACCCACAAACCTTGAGACAGGGACAACGTACTACATCCGCAATTATGTTGCTGGCGTGTTTAACGTATCGGCTACGCCATCAGGCGCACTAATTCAAACAACAGGCACGCAGTCAGGCACGCAGTCTATTTCAGTACGTGCAGTAAATCTAACGACTATTAATGGTGCATCGGATGTTCCCACTATTCAAAACTATATTACCGTATCAGACACTTTCCGCTTTGTATTTGCTTTTGGTTGTGACGATTACAGTAGCTCTACTCAAAACCCACTGCTAGTACGTTGGTCTGACCAAGAGAATGCCGCTGACTGGACACCGTCTACCACTAACCAAGCTGGGTCACTACCGCTTACTCGCGGCTCTCAGATTATTACTGCACTACAAACACGTCAAGAGATTCTAGTTTGGACTGATTCTACGCTCTATTCTATGCAGTATTTAGGATATCCGCTTGTGTGGAGAGCGGAACTTCTAGGTGATAATATCTCTATCATAGGACAAAATGCAGCGGCACTTGCTTCGGGTGTTACTTACTGGATGGGGCGCGATAAGTTCTATAAATACGATGGGCGTGTGCAGACTCAAAACTGCGACTTACGAGAATACATCTTTGGAGACTTTAATGCACAACAAGCAGAGCAAGTGTTTGCTAGTACTAACGAAGGGTTTAATGAAGTTTGGTGGTTCTATTGTAGCGCAGGTAGTACGCTTATCAATAAATATGCCGTCTATAATTATGCTGAAGATATATGGTATTACGGTACGATGGGTCGCACCGCTTGGCTCGACTCTGGGATTTTAGAATACCCTATTGCCGCTACCTATACTAAAAACTTAGTTAACCATGAGAGCGGACTTGACGATAATGAAACTTCAACATCTACTGCTATTCATGCTTATATCACAAGCTCTGAGTTTGATATTGATGATGGGCATAATTTTGTATTTATCCGCAGAGTGTTGCCCGATTTAACTTTTAGAGGCTCTACAACCACTAACCCAACAGCTACTCTTAGCGTAATACCTTTGATGAACGCAGGGAGTGGCTATACTGACCCAGCGTCAGTAGGCGGGAGCGATAGCGCAGCGGTAACGCGTACAGCAACAGTACCTATTGAGCAGTTTACAGGGCAAGTCTTTATCCGAGTACGTGGCAGACAGTTTTCTTTTAAGGTTGAAAATAACCAATTAGGGTCTATGTGGCAGCTTGGTGCTATGCGACTCGATTATAAACTTGATGGGCAACGTGGATGAGTAGTATACCTCAAGCTCCAAAAGCACCGAGTTTACCTTTTGCTACGGTGCAATATGAGAAGCAGTATATTGATCAGTTAAACAACGTACTGCGCCTATACTTCAATCAGCTTGATAACGTATTCCAATCATTACTGAGCATAGCAGGGGGAGCTGCTTTTAAATTTCCTGTTGGTAGTTTTTATTTGACTACGCAGCAGACGATACCTGTTATAAATACAGCTTACGCCATACCGTTTAACAATACAGCCGTATCAAACCAAGTTGCTATTGGAACAACGACCTCTCACATCGTAACAGATGTAGCGGGATATTATAACTTTCAATTCTCGGCGCAACTTGCTAAGACTTCAGGTAGTACGATGGCTGCGTGGGTATGGCCTAGAGTAAATGGGGTAGATATTCCTGATTCTAATACTAAGCTTCAGCTAACGGGGTCTAGTAGCTCTGAGATGGTAGCTGCATGGAATTTTGTGCTTCCAATGAACGCTGGAGATTATTTTGAGCTTTACTGGGCATCTGACCATGTGGGCGTTATAATAAAAGCAGAAGCAGCTAATTCATTCTCCCCTGCAATACCCCCTGTCATCCTTACCGCTACGTTTGTTTCAGCACTATACTCATGATATTATTAGCTAAACTTTGGAGGTATCGTGAGCGATTTAGCAACCCTTGGCAATATGCCAAAAATCTTAGAATTAGAAGCCC